AAAACATTAATGGATAGTTTAAAAGTATCTTCTATATCTTTTGCCAACTATGGTATATATCTTGCAGAATTAAACCTATTGCTACAATGTGTTATTGCTGTAATGAGTATTATTTATTTAACCTATAAAATAAAGAAAGTTAAGAATGGCTAAAGACCCTCGTTTAAAAAAAATAGGAGTTACTGGTTTTAATAAGCCAAAACGTACTCCAGGTCATAAAACCAAATCTCATGTGGTGGTTGCAAAAGTAGGCAATCAAGTCAAAACCATTCGTTTTGGTCAACAAGGCGTAAGAGGCGCAGGAAAAAACCCTAAATCTGCTAAAGATAAAGCAAGGCGTAAATCGTATTATGCTAGGCATAATGCACAAGACTCTAAACCAAGTAAACTTAGTGCTAGGTATTGGAGTCATAAGGTAAAATGGTAATATGAAATACAAAAAAGCAAAAAAGAAAAAGAAAGTAGTAAAGAAAAAAACAACTAAACGTAGAACAACGCGCTATGGCTATTAAAAAAATTAAAGGTGTGTCAATGTCTGGTTTAAATATTCGGCAATCTACTGCTATGCAAAGACATTCTAAACATCATACAGCAAAACATTTACGAGCTATGGTTAATACCATGAAAAAGGGAAAAACTTTTACAGAATCACATAAAATAGCAATGAAAAAGGTAGGCAGATAATATGAATTTAAAAGCATTAATTGTTGCAAAAGCAACTGATTTAGCCGAACAACAAGCAGATGGAGTGAAGGAGGCTTTCTTGACTTACATTAAAAGTGATGAATTTGAGGAAATCATTGCAGAAGGAATGGATAAAGCTATTAATATTCCTTTTGTAAAAGATGAAAAAGAAGCTCCAATTTTTCGAGATGTAGCTGATTTAATTCAAAATTTATTAGCAATGATTATTAGTGGGGCAAAAATATGAGAACAATATTAACTGGAATACTTTCATTGTTTATTTTTTTTGGAGCAGTTCCAAACTTAAATGCTTTAGATATGAAGATGAACAATATGGAAGAAATCAAAAAGAAGAAAAAGAAGAAAAAGAAACTAGCCGAGAAAGGTAAAAAGAAAAAGAAAGGATTTTTCTCTAAAGCATTTGGATCAAAATAGCTGCGTTGAATTTGATCTTACATTGTCCCTAAGTTATGAATAATGAGAAACTTATGGACTTATGTATTATGTGGATTATCGTTACTCACAATTATTTATCTTATTCAAGATCATGGTGAACTTACCCACTCAGTTACCTATAGAGAAGAGGTGGGTGATTATATTTACATTCATACATATAAGGTAGTTAGATATGAACAAGAGAAAACAAAAACAGATAAGAGAACTTATCCAGAACGTATTGAAGAAAATAAATATGTACTCCCTAGAAGCGGAGAATCTGGTATTTGGAACTGGTCTGATAGAAAGCAATTACGACTACCTCAAACAATGGAATAATGGAGTAGCAAGGAGCTGGTGGCAGATAGAACCAGGAATGACTGGTGCTATGGATACGATTGAAAATTATCTTCATTATAGAAAAAACTTACTAGGCAAATGTGCGATAGCTGCAAAGGTAGCACCTTTTTATTTTCGTAAGGGTGTTGAAGAGAATGAAGTAAGAGATATGCTAGAAACCAATATCGCATACGCTTTAATTATGTGTAGATTAAAGTATAGGAGAGTACCTAAAAAACTTCCGAAAACTGTAGAAGGTATGGCACATTACTGGAAGAAATACTTCAATTCAGATTTAGGAAAGGGCGATCCAGAAGAATTTATTGAAAAGTATAAAATGACACAAAAATGACACAGGCGCATCCTGTGTTAGTTAGTTTATAGAGAATGGCGTTGTACCCAAGTGGCTTAAGGGGGCGGTTTGCAAAACCGAAACAGGCTTAGTCGAGAAACCTTAATTTCTCTCTGTAGAACACCCCTCATTCATCATTATAAGTAGTAGTAAGTTGTAGTAAATATGACACATAAATGACACATTATATGGCACATACATACGGTCTAAATGTTTCCACCTTTTTGTGCATATACCTCCATGTAATATCATCCATCTTGTGACCTAATAAAAACTTGATATAAAGCCAATCTAAATCTAATTCTGTTAACCGATTAGAAAAGGTGTGGCGAATCGAATGGAAATCACTTTTATATTGATACAATTCCATTAACATCTTTTGTAAGTGGTTGGTAACATTTTCTCGTTGTTTTTTCTTAGGTGCTAACAAAGTTAACTCCATATCTTTTAAATTAGGGTGCATTGGGACTACACAAGATTTACTTACCTTGCCTTGTTTCCATTCCAAAAACCCATCTTTAATGTTACTTTTTTTTAATGTGCCAGCATCAGCAGCTCGCATACCAGAATACAAAGCTAAAGACATCATAGCCTTATCTCTATCATTGGTGGTTTGGTTAATAACTTCCTTAATCATATCAATAGGAATAGGATCTCGTCTATTTTCCGATGTATCATATCTTTCTATAAAATATGGGTCAGCAGGATTGCTTAAAATCATTCTTCTCATTTGAGCATATTTAAACAATCCAGATAGCATAGATAATTCATGGTTTACAGTATTTTTAGCTCTGAATTTTGTTCGTTCCGCTTTATAATGGATCACATGGTCAATACTTATGTCGGTTAATAATACATTGTGATATAACTGCGAGAAAGGTTTAAGTCCTTGTTCAACTCGTTTATTCCATTCAGGGTTTTTATTCTGCTTATGCCAAGCAAGATAATTATCAATAAAATGCTTAACAGTCTTAGGTAGGTATGTTAATCCTTGCTGTTCGTATAACTCATCAAATTCTTTCTGCTTTATTTTTGCAGCATGATGATTGGTTTGACCTGTACTTCGTCTTACTCTATTAGGCGGTGTTCCTGTAGTATATTGATAATATTTAGAGCCAGGGCGTTTTTTTATCCTGCTCAATCTGTTAAAAACTGTACTTTTGCAATAATGTTATAATTTGACCATGTAACTTTACAAAAGGCTACCGCACCTATTTTATGACCATCTTTATGATTATAAATAATTGGTTGTGGAATGTAGTGA